ACACCAATTAATGGATTTGATGAGCAACCATTTGCAATTGGAGATGAAGTCTATGTTGAGGGTATTCAAAGAGTTGGTGAAGCTGGTATCGGTACAGTAAGTGGAGGAATATCTACAACAACAGTTGAGGGAACTGGATATAATTCTGATAATTATAATTATTCATTCTTTGATATAGTTGACTATACTGCAGGAACACAGTGTATCGCTGTGTTTAGTCTAGCAGGAGTAACTACGAATGCAGGTATTGCTAAAACATTCCAATCAGGTTATGCAACTCTTATTAACAAGAAAAAATATCCTGTCATCGAACCAGTTCAAACAAGAGGTGTATTTGAATTAAAAGAAACATTAATTATTGATAATATTGTTACTGACTTAAAAGTAATTGAGGTAAGAAATGATTACATAAAAATTGATGGTAAATTTAAAATTAAAAAAGGTGATCGAATAAAAGGTGAATTAAGTAATGTATCTGCTGAAATCACAAGTATTGTTGATAATCAAGCGAAATTTACTACTGATTTTTCTAACAGACAAGAGTATGGTTGGTTAGATGACATTGGTAAATTAAATCAAGATTATCAAGTTATACCTGATAACGATTATTATCAAAACTTATCTTACACAGTTAAGAGTTCTATTGAATGGGATAAATTTGTTAATCCAGTCAATCGTTTGGTTCATCCATCAGGATTAAAGAATTTTGCGGATACTTCAGTTGTATCTAGTTTAAAAGTTGGAGTTGGTGAAGTCCGTGAATCAGCTCAAACTGTTGTTCTTGATGTTGGTAATATTCTTGAACTAAAAGATAAACAAAGAGTAGATGCGATTAATAATTTTGATTTTGCTAGAGATTTTGATACAAGAATTAGTGGTTCTAAATTCTTAACAATTAAAAATAAATCATTAACCGATTTTACAAGATGTAAAACAAACAGAGTATTAATTCACGATGATGTTAGTGATAGATTTTCTAGTGAAGGTTTTGAAAGTACAAATACAATTATTGAACCTCTTATAGAAGATTTTGGACATTACTTGATACAAATTGTAGATCCTGATACACTAGACTCTCAATTCTCTGAATTAGTTACTTTAACTACTGAAACTAATGCATTTTTACTTGAAAAAACAACAGATTTTACAACTATTAAGTTGGGTGATTTTGATACTGAAATTCTTCCAGTTGGAACTAAAAATTTAGTATTTGAACCTACTGAGAAATTTTTAAGAGACCACGATATAAAAATTCTTAAGATTGATTTCAATACTGATTTAACAGGAATTGGAACTAACGGTATTGGTAGTGTAGATTTAACTGGTGTAAACACTGGAGTAGGTACAACAACTGTTGGATTTACAACCGCTTCTATAATAGAAATACCAACATATGATTTTAATTCTCTTTATGCAACGATATTTGTTCAAGACAGTGCTACAAAAGAAATAAACTATAGTGAAGTAATTGTAGATTATGATGGCACAGATACAACTATAGCTGAGACATATGTTGACTCAAAATCTGGATTAAGTAACAGTATAGTTGGTGTAGTAACTGCAAGAGTTGAAAATAATCTCGTTAAGTTGCAAATAGAAAATGATAGAGTTAACCCACTGGATATAAGATCAAATATTGTTGGATTAGGTTCAACTGCAACTGGTATAGGCACATATCGTTTCTCTGTATCAGGACAACCTGCTGGTGCTGAGAGAAGTGCTAGATTAGAGTCGGGTTATATTACTGGAACTGCAAGTCCAATCACATATGCAACCCTTAATAAATTTAATGATACAACCTCCAAATCACTTGTCAGAGTGTCGTGTGGTGAGACATCTGCTGTTCATCAAGTTATATCATTAAGAGATGATGATGATATACTAACTGTACAATATCCTTTCGTATCTGCTGGTTCAACAACTGGTATCGGAACATTTGGTGGTGAGATAAGTGGTAATAATATTAATTTAAGATTTTATCCTGATGCTGAATTTGATTCTCTAATTGAAGTGCAGTCATATAATCAAATTTTATATACAGCAAATGATTTTGAAAATACACCTCCTGATTTAAAATATGGAACAGTTGATCAAAGAGTATTCTTAACAACATATGACGGTGCTGCTGGTTTAAGAGCAAACAAAAAAGATTTTGTTTTAAAACATGACGGAATACCTATTTACTCTAAAACATTTAACCCTGTTGGAACAATTAGCACTACAACAAGTGTAATTGATATTCCAAGTCATTTCTTTAATACAAACGAAGAATTGACATATACACCAGAATCAACATTCATTGGTGTTGCAGGTACAGCAATTTCTATTGGTTCTACAGCAAATATTGCTGGTGTTGTTACAACAATTTTACCAAGCACTGTTTATGCGAAAGTATTAGATGAAAACAGATTTGAATTATACACAAGACCTGAATATGTTGCGACTGGAGTTGCAGTAACATTTACAGGAACAGGTTCAGGTAACGCTCATAAACTCACTATGAGAAAACAAATGACCAAAACTTTAATTGGTCTAGATGGTGTTGTACAACAACCAATAACATTTACATCAATTACTCATAATATTGGAGTGTTTGATGGATTTACACATAACAATAATATTGGTATAGGTTTATCACAGTTTGTTCTAAGTGGTATAAGTTCAATTCAACCAACTGATTTCCTTAAAATAAATGGTGAATATTTAAAAATTACCGAAGTTGGATTCTCAAGCACTCCTACTGGTACTATTAATGATTCAGCAGATGTAGCAGCTGGTATCGCAACACTACCAGTTGTAAAAGTTGAGAGAGGACAACTAGGAATAGCACAAACATCACATACAGCAAATGATGTTGCTAGAGTTCATAGAGGTGCGTTTAACATTGTTGATAGCACTATATTCTTTGCAGATCCACCTAAAGGTAATAACAGGTCAAGAAGAGACGAAACTAATTTACCATTTGTGAAAGCAAACTTTAGTGGTAGAACTTTCCTTAGAAGTGATTACACAACTAATATGTTGTTCGACGATATATCTGATAACTTTACAGGAATTGGTAAAACCTATTCATTAACAGTTGGTGGTGCAAATACTTCTTCAGGTATTGGACTCGGTAATGGTGTTTTATTCATTAACGGTGTTTTTCAAACTCCACTAACAGCGAATAATACAGGAAATAATTACGAATTTTTAGCAGATACAACTGCTGGTATATCAACTGTTGTGTTTACAGGTATTACATCTACAAACGGTGATTTCATCATATCTGAATTTGATATTAACCAGAACCAAGTTCCAAGAGGTGGTTTAATTGTATCATTAGGTTCAACACCAGGTCTCGGATATGCACCATTAGTAGGAGCAAAAGCAAAATTATTTAAAGATGCAAACGGTGGAATCACAAGTGTTGTTGGTATTGCAACATCATCAGGATTCAATCTTGGTATTCAAACTGCTGCATATGATAACACTACAGGTATTATTACTGTTACAACAAATAAAGTTCATGGATTTGGACTAGAGAGACCAAATATGGTTAAATTAAAGAATTTAAACTTTAATATAACTGGTGTTGGAGCAACATTATTTACAAATCATGATAGATCTTTATTTGTAGTTGGTATTGTATCTGATAGAACATTTGAAGTTAAAGCAGGTATTCAAACTCAAAATTGGGTTTATACTGGTGGAGGTAATACTTTTGAGTTCTTTGAAGATCTTACTTTTGGTTCTGGATATCGTGGTGGCACAGTTGCTTGTGGTGTTACTGACCAAGCATATGAACATAGATTTGTAAGTTCAGGTATAGGTTCAATACGTAAGAATAGTTTTGCTGCCTCTAATACAAACTCATTTACTGCAACTAACGCTGTTTATACATCACATACTGGTCAATTAGTTCTTACAATTCCAAATCACACTTTTACAACAAGTGATTCAGTTGGTATTGATACTGGTGGATTAGTATTTAAGTGTTCTAAGGATAATTTCTTCTCTAATCATCCATATCCTCGTGCAGTCTCTAAGACAAGTTTCCCAAATTCAGATCCACTCGCTGGTATTATCACTGGTATAGGTGCAACCACACTTAATACAATAACTTTAAATGCAGGTGTTGGTGGTGGTGCTGGAACAGGTGCAGAAGTAACCGCAACAGTTGGTGCTGGTGGTACATTAGCATTTACTATAGTTTCTGCTGGAACAAGTTATGTCAATCCAGAAATAATAATTCCTGAACCAAATTATGATAATCTTTCTGTTATTGGGGTGTCTAGAGCAGGTATTGGTTTAACAACAGATACTGGTTCAAATCTATTAGTTGATGTAAAAGTCAGTGCTGCAAAAACAACTGTTGGTATAGGTTCAACAACATTTGAAATTTCTGAATTTGCAATTGCAAGACCTGGTCATTCATTTAAAGTTGGTGATAAATTTAAACCAGTTGGATTAGTTACTGCTGCACATTTATCTTCTCCAATAAATGAATTTGAATTAGAAGTTGTAAGCACATTTACTGATAAGTTTTCTGCTTGGCAGTTTGGTGAATTAGATTTCATTGACTCTATTCGTAACTTGCAAGATGGAGCGAGAAAGAGATTTCCACTGTTCTTTAATGGACAATTACTAAGTTTTGAGAAAGATTTAACAAATTCACGTTCTCAATTAATAGATTTGAATGCGATATTACTAATCTTTGTGAATGGTGTTTTACAAAAACCAAAAGAATCATATCAATTTGAAGGTGGTACAACATTTGAATTTGAAGAGGCACCTAGACCAGAAGCAAAAGTTGATATATTCTTCTACAAAGGACAGGATGGAGTTGATGTTGACGTTGCTGATATACAACAGACTGTTAAGATTGGTGATGAAGTTAGATTATTTAAACATCCTGTAGGTGTAACAACATCACAAGAAACAGAGAGAACATTAAATGCTTTATTAGGTGCAAAACTTGTTGAGACTGACATTTACACTGGTCGTGGTATTGATGAAACAAATGACAAACCATTTAGATGGACAAAACAGAAAGTCGATATAGTTTTAAATGGTAAGAAGATTGATAAATCAAGAGAAATATTAGAACCACAAGTTTATCCTACTGCAAAAATAATTGGTGACTTAACTTCAACATCAGGCGAAGGAAATACAAATGGTATATTTGTAGATGATGCTGAAGTATTTTTCTATGAAAAAGGTGATCATTTATCATCAAGTGCACCTAATGAAGATGACGGTAATTATAATCTAGCATTTAGTTCTGTTGATGCCTTAATTACATCTGGAGAAATAAATGTAGGTGCTGCTGCAACTGCTCTTGTTTCAGCTGCTGGTACCATATCATCAATTGATATCACCAACGGTGGTTCAGGATACAGTGGTTCTGTATCAATAAAAATAAGTGCTCCTCCATCTATTGGAGTTGGTATAGGAACTACTGCACTTGCCACTGCAACAATCACAAATGGTTCGGTAACATCTGTGTCTGTAACAAATCCTGGTTTAGGATATTCTGCATTCACACCACCACAAGTGATACTTGAATTGCCTACATATCAAACTGAAAAGTTGACCTCAATAAGTAATGTTGAAGGTTTCACTGGTATTATTACTGGTATTACCACAACAACAGGTACAGGTAGTCATCCTCTTGCACTAAAATTCTTCTTCAGAGCAGATAAGACAGCGAATACATTACTTGAAAATTATCCAGTGTTTATTACTGATACGACGGTTGGTAATGGTGTTACTTCTGTTAACGATTCTGATGCAGCAGTAGTTGGTATTGGAACAACATTTGTTGATAATATTTACAAAGTTAATGCAGTTACAACTTTAGGTGAAGCAGGTGAAATCACTTGTAATATTCATACAAATAGCAGTTCATCTGTTTTAGGTATCGCAGCTACTGGTAACTTTGATAATACAAATCCAGGTATTGCAACACACTTAGGTCGAATTACTTGGGGAAGATTATATAATGCAACAAGAAATATTAATCCAATTTCAATTGGTGTTACTGGTTTGACGGTCAATTCTGGATTAACAACATTCCCAACAATTCAAAGAAAGAACTATTCTATAAGTTCTCTAAGAGGTCTGAGATCATCAGGTGCAATTAGGGTATTTGGAATTTGATTCTATTACCTCTATAAATAAAAAGAAAAAGTTTAAATACAATGTCAGCGATAATTACTGATCAATTTAGAATTCTGAATGCTAACAACTTTGTTGAGTCAGTAGAAAACATCAATAATTCATATTATGTGTTCATCGGACTACCAAACCCTGCTGGTACTTCAACACTAGTAGGATTTGGTAGATCCTCCGACTGGAATACATCAACTCCTGCACCAACAGATAGTTTTTCCTATCGTTCGCATACAGGTGATACAATGATGTTTGGTAAAAAAATATCATCTGCTAATATTAGAAGAATTATAAGAAGAGTTGACTGGGTTGCAGGAAGTAGATATGAAATTTATAGAGATGA